CATTTAGCGCGGCTGGAAAATCAGCCGCAGATGCTATTGCTGCACAAAGCAAAGCACAGCAAGATGCAGTAGCCGCACAGATTAAGTCAGCTCAGGATGCGGCAGCAGCACAATTAGCACTGCTCACAGCAGGTTCAGCAGAACAGAAGGCAGCTTTAGAAGCTCAACTTAAAGCACAGTCAGAAGCCCTTGCTGCTCAAGCAAAAGCACAGATGGAAGCTTTACAAACTCGATTGGCAGATGAAGCAGCAGCATACAAAGAAGCAGCAGAGGCAGCGGCAGCGGCGGCACAGGCTGCACTGCTCACAGGTGCTACCGATTACACAGCAGCCTCTCTAGCTAAGATTGCATCGGATGCAGCAGCGCAGGCAGCGGCAGCACAAGCGGCGCAGGCAGCAGCAGGTCAGGCAAGTGCAGCAGCTTCAACCGCTGGCAGCACTCCAATCGCTATTACTGTAAACACAGGCATTGGAGATCCTAACGCTATCGCTGAGGAAATCCAGAAGCTTCTACAAGATGCAGCCAATCGCGGCGTGTTAATTGGTGGGCTGTACGCAGAATGACATGGCTACCTGAATGGCGCGTGACAGTAGGTGATGATGTCTATACGACTGTTACGGCTGTATCTTTCTCGGCTGGTCGCTTAGACATTGATAAGCAATGCACAGCAGGTTACTGTCAAGTAGAGATCATCAACACAGATGGTTCACCTTTTACCATTGATGTCACAGACACAATCACATTAGAGCTTAAAGATAGTGCTGGAAACTATGTAACCATGTACGGCGGCGAGGTTTCAGACTTCTCTGTTGGAGTCCGTAGCCCTGAGGAGTCTGGCTTCATCACCTACGGCAAGATTCTAGGCGTGGGCTATCTAGCCAAGCTTACTAAGTCGATCTATAACACAGCCCTTGCAGAAGGTTTAGACGGCGCACAGATTGCAGCCATCGTGGATCAGGTTTTGAGCCTGACATGGAATGAAGTTTCTTCAACTGTGACATGGGACACCTATCCAGCGACAACAACATGGGCAGATGCACAAACCTATGTTGGAAATATTGATTCAGGTTTTTACACCATGATTAACTTAGCGGCATCGGCTACGGCCAAATCCAACAGCCTTACAGATCAGATTGCTAACAGCGCATTAGGCCAGATGCATGAAGAAAAGAATGGCTTGGTTTCTTATGATGATGCAGACCATCGCAGCAATTATCTAGCTGCTAATGGTTACACGGCTCTTAACGGCTCTTATGCAAGTCCTAACACCATTCGATCAACAACTCAAACAAATCGCATTCGTAACAGCCTGATTTATAAGTACGGCACAGGATACGCTTCTACCTACAGCGTTTCAGAGTCAAACTCTATTGGCACTTATGGGCTATATCAGCGATCCTTCGAGTCAAACATTAAAAACCTTGTCGACATAACGGATATTGGCAATAGAGAACTTAATCTAAGAAAGACGGCTAAAGGCTCGTTGGAGGCAATCACTTTTCGCCTAGATAATCCAGACCTGCCCTCTGCTGTTTTAGACAGCCTTATCAATATCTTTTTTGGTCAGCCCGTAATTATCAACAATTTACCTTCTAACCTTTTAGGCGGTACTTTTGAGGGCTTTGTAGAAAACATCGCTCTTAGGGCAACGCCTACTTTTGTGGATCTAACCCTTTATGTCACAGCCACAGAGTTTTCACTTTCTACCACACAATGGGAAACAATCATCCCAACCTCAGTAATCTGGACGGGTGTAACTGGTACACTTGACTGGAACAACGCGACAGGAGTACTAGCATAAATGGCAACAAGTCCGATATATAACTGGCCAGAGCCGGACAACACAGATCTTGTAAAAAATGGCGCACTCGCCATGCGTACCCTTGGCGATGCCATTGATACGACAATGGCAACAATGATTCCTAAATCTATCGTTGATGCTAAAGGCGATCTTATTAGCGCGACAGCCAATGACACTCCAGCGCGTTTAGCAGTCGGCACAAATGGACAAGTCCTTACAGCAGATTCAACAACGGCAACAGGACTTAAATGGGCTGCAGCTGCTGCAGGTGGCGGTAAAGTTTTGCAAGTAGTGAGCGCGACAAATGCAACTAGCACATCGATCAGCAGCGCGACATTTACAGACACAAGTCTTTCAGTATCAATTACGCCTTCCTCAGCTTCTAGCAAAGTTATGGTATTAGTAACTCAAGGCTGGCAATCCTCGCGTACTGACTCAGGCATGGATTTTGCCTTTAGATTAAATCGTGACTCAACTACTGTTTATGCTCCACATCAAACAGGCAACATTATCACTTTTGGATTTAGCCTTAGCGGTGTTACTGCTATCAATGCTTATTATGGGATTATGCCTATAACTTATGTAGACTCTCCAGCTTCTACTTCTGCTTTGACTTACAAGACTCAAGCCAGCCTTAGAACTACATCAAACAGTGGAGTCCTTACAATTCAGCCAAGCGGTTTTACATCTTCAATCATCGCTATAGAAATTGGTGCATAATGACTCCTGACGAACTATCAAACGCTATTAAGTCGCTTCGCCCTACGGCTCAATTTTCATTCATTGAGTCTGATTATTCAACAATTACATGGGATGTATTAGATGGAGAAGCTCCAACTTACAAAGAACTAGAAGCAGCGTTAGAAAAGATTAAAGCAGATGAAGCAAAGGAAATAACTGCTAAGTCAACAGCGCGCGAATCCCTTTTAGAGAAGCTTGGCATTACAGAAGATGAAGCGAAGCTGCTACTTGGATGAAAGTAAAGCTTTCTAAGGCTGCTATCCAGTTAAGGGAGCAGATCGATGACTCATTCCCAGATCGTGACCGCGCATCGGATGGTTGGATCGGTGATACCCGACACGCTGCTCGCAAGTCTGATCATAATCCAGATGAGCAGGGTTGGGTTCGTGCCATTGATGTCGATCGTGACCTCTTCAAGGGATCAAAGCCAGACATCATGCCAGACCTTGTTGATCAGCTTCGGAGAGCCTGTAAAGCAAAGCAAGAGACCCGCATTAGTTACATTATTTTTGACAAAAAAATCTGCTCACCTATCCTCAGATGGAAGTGGAGAAAGTACAAAGGCTCAAACCCGCACACCAAACACGCTCACTTCAGCTTTAAGAAAGAAGCTGATCTACTGGGTCAATTTTATCAAGTATCTATGTTAGGCGGAGAATAATGAAGAACATGAAGAATCCTGTTGTGCTTGCCGGTGGTGCTTTCTTAGCAGCTTGGGCATCTAGCAACTTTGATCTTGACTATCGCGCAGTCCTATGGGCTGTCCTTTCAGGTGTATTCGGATACGCCACTCCTAAGAAGTAATGGGAGCGCAAGACATCGCAGCGATTGTTGCAGCGGTGACAACAGTAGTCGGCTCATTCGCTATGGCAGTGCGCTGGCTCGTTAAGCATTACCTTGCAGAGTTAAAGCCCAACGGCGGTAGCTCTATGAATGATCGACTTAATCGCTTAGAGGCGCGTGTCGAGACAATCATTGTCCTGTTAGATAGGTAACAATTATCCTATGGCAAGAAAAGCAACCAAGGCGTTAGAGGAGCAAGGCTACTCAAAGCTCGATGCTTACTGCATTGGGCTATATGAGTACTTCTGTTCACTTAAAAGAGCAGGGTTCAAGGAAGATATTGCAATGTTTATGATCACAGAGCCACAGGCTTACCCTCATTGGATCTTGCCAGATCCGATAGAGCCTGAGAAGTATGGCGATTATGAAGATGAGGATGACGATTAAGCGAATAGTCGTAGTCTCGGACTTACAAGTCCCATACCATGACAGGGTTGCAACCCGTAACCTTGCTAGTTTCATCTCTAAGTTTAAGCCAGATCAAGTAGTCACGATTGGTGATGAGATCGATCTTCCACAGATCAGCAAGTGGGAAGAGGGGCGCATGGGCTCATATGCCCAGACCCTAGATGATGATCGTAATGAGGCTGTGCAGCTTCTCTGGGACTTAGGAGTTACAGACTGCATCCGTAGCAATCACACAGATCGCTTGTACAACATCATCATGGCTAAAGTCCCAGCCTTCGGTGCTTTGCCAGAGCTTCGTTTTGAGAAGTTCATGAAGTTCGATGAGTTAGGGATTACCTTTCATAAGAATCCTATGCCTATTGCACCTAACTGGATTGCAGTACATGGAGACCACACACCGATCAAGCCACAGGGGGGCTTATCAGCCCTAGAAGCGGCTCGTAGGCATGGAAAGAATGTCATCTCAGGTCATACCCACAGGGCAGGGCGATCAGCCTTCTCAGAGGCTTCTGGAGGGCGTATAGGGCGTGTCCTACATGGTGTAGAGGTAGGCAATCTCATGGACTTTAAGCAAGCTGCTTACACTAAAGGTGTAGCCAATTGGCAGCAAGCCTTTGCCATCATCTATGTCAATAAGAGCAAGGTTCAAGTGGACTTAATCCACATCGAAAAGGATGGCACATTCATTGTGGCTGGAAAGTCTTACGGTCGAGCCAGATAGGTCTAAATTTAGGTCTAAATCGTTATCGTTTCGTTATCTAAATGTGCTTGATCTGTCTGCCAGTTATGTCACACTAAGTCTGTAAGGGAAACTCCCGAGCAGATAGGGCTAATATGAGCAATCTAGACAAGCTGTTTATTATCAGCATTATTGGTATTTTTATAGGCTTTGCCATTGTCATCTTTGATGTACAACGCACAGCTTATGACAAGGGCGTACGCGATGGCTATCATCGAGGTCGCAGCATCAAGGGGCAGGAATGAGAGCCAGTGAAATCCTCCTCACAGCAACAGACACAATCCGCGAGCGTGGCTTATCATATGGTCACCCTTCAGATAACCTGCAACACACAGCTATGCTCCTCTCAGCATACTTACAAACACCGATACATGACTATCAAGTCGCAGGGATTATGGTGCTTGTTAAACTTGCGAGGACTAATCAGTCAGCCCAGCACATCGACAACTGGGTGGACCTATGCAGCTATGGCGCACTCGCAGGACAATTAGCCACTACGGAGGATGAGCTTTATGTTTAATTTAGCCGATTACGAGACAGTCGAGGTGAGACTTGAAAAGTTTATTAAAGATTATCCAGATTTCCGTATTGCAACAGAGCTGGAAAGTTTCCAGAGCAATAGATACATTGTTAAGGCTTATCTTTATAAGGATCTTAAGGATGAAGTTTCATGGTCTACTGGCTACGCAGAGGAAACAATTAGCGAACGAGGTGTTAATAGCACTTCAGCATTGGAGAATTGTGAGACTTCTGCTATCGGCAGAGCGCTTGCAAATGCGGGTTATGCAGCTAAAGGAAAGCGTCCAAGCCGAGAGGAAATGACCAAGGTAGTAACGCCTCGCGTTACTAAGCCAGTTAAACCACCTATTCAGGAAGTCAAGGCAGATGATCAGGATTACTGGACTACTCCAGTGGGTCAGTACAACAAGGTCGTTGATGCGCCTGTAACGCTTGAGAAGGCTATGGAGAACATCGCAGCTGTAATGGGTACTCAAGAGGCTGTAGAGCCACCATCTTGCCAGCATGGACACATGACATGGCGTGAGGGTGAAAAGAATGGCAAGGCATGGGGCGGTTACTTCTGTGGCTATGCACCACGCACAGGCGAAGCTAAGTGTCAGACCAATTGGTACACATTAGGTTCAGATGGCAAGTTCCAGCCTCAGAAGGTGTGGGCATAATGAGGATCTTTAAGGAAATAAAGACTTTGTTTCGTTACCATGAAACTACAAGGATTTTAATTCAAGCCATGGAAACAAGATTAAACAATCAATCTATGCGCGTCCATTATCTAGAGGAAAAACTAGAGAAGCTGGAGATCAAGTAATGGGCTTTGTAGAATACTTTGATGAGACAACAGGTGTATGGACTAACCTAGAAGATGTACCATTGTTTGACACTATTAACTGTCAGCTATGCAATGAGCCTACCGAGGCGCATGACATTGTGGCAGAGATCAAGTTTAAGGATGACCAGCCCATCGTAGGTGCGTGGCAGTGCCGCAAGTGTAAAGCAGTCAATGGCTAGTCAAGCAAGGAAACACAGAGGCTTCCGGACAGAACGCGTAGTCGCACAGTACCTATCGACTGTGTGGAGTGGTGCAACTGTTGGGAGAGGTAGTGGCAAGGATATTGTCAATGTGCCGTTCGATGTTGAAGTCAAAGCCCGCGCTGGATTTCAACCTCTTGCTTACATTCGTCAATTGAAAGCTCGTACGGCTCTTTCGGGGGAATTGGGCTTTGGAGTGATTAGACTCAACGGACAAGGTGAAGATGCGCGTGAATATGCCGCGATCATCCGTCTAGAGGATCTCTTGCCACTACTTATACTAAAGTACGGTCATCTTACTAGCGAACCCACAGAGGCAGACATTGACCGCTGCACAGGCTGTGGGTCTTACATGATACAGAGGTGCTTGACATGCCAGCCTACGACTACCGATGCACACAATGCGATCTTAGTCAAGAGATTACCCATGGATGGTACGACAGACCAATGATCCCATGCACATACTGTAATGAGCCTATGGTTAAGGTGATCGCAGCTAATCCAATTCATTTCAAGGGCAAAGGATGGGGCAAAGATGCCTAGAAGTTATGTAGAGGAATGGCAATCCTGGGGAATTGTTACTGGATTACAAACACTATTGTTAAACATGCAGGTTGATGGAAAAAAGACTGCTAGTACAGCTGACATTTTATTGATTGCTCGAATGTATCGAGTTGAAGAAGATTTACTTAAAAGAATGAGTTATGTACCAGATGATTTAGAAGATTGGGATTATAAATAGTTATCCACAGAAGTTATCCACAGGGGGTAATAATGAAAGCGACACGCAGTCTGACCAGCACTTTTAATAATGTACTTCCATCATCTGGTACGCTAACACAGCAGAGCCTCTCAAAGGCTCACCGCGAGCCCCTTAGGGGCGTAGCTCGCGGGGTGCTAGTAGCTATTGGGATAGCTCTATGCATTATGCCTGATGCAGGTAGTGCGATACCAATGCAACCAGAACTAACACCAAGAGAGTATGCATCTATATTAGTAGATGATAAGAAACAGATGAAATGCTTAGGCTTACTATGGGGTAAGGAATCAGCATGGAATCCTAATGCTGTTAATGGTTCTCATTATGGTATTCCTCAAGGTAGATCTATATATCTAAAGACTGCAACAATAGAGCAACAGATTAAGTGGGGCTTGAAGTACATTCACAATAGATACGACTATGATACTTGTAAGGCATGGCAGCATTGGAAGGATAAGGGATGGCACTAAATGCCTAGAACAGTAAGAGACTTATGTTCATGTGGTAGACCTCAAAGGTCTAAGGGTGTCACGAAGAGCGGGTTACAGCTATTCGATCGCTTATGCTGGAAATGTAGAGAAGGTGGCTATCGCCTACATAAAGGGGATATCTGTGAGTTTTGTGGCTTCATTCCCATACATCCAGTGCAGTTAGATGTAGATCATATAGATGGTGACCACACCAATAACGACATGAGTAACTTACAAACATTATGTGCTAACTGTCATAGACTAAAGACACAGCTTAACAACGACCATACTTGGACAATGCTAAGAGATGACTAAGCGAAGAAAGAAAGACCCAAGAGACAGCAGACAGTGGCGAGCATTAAGGCTACGCATACTGGCTAGAGATGGATATACTTGTGGGTATTGTGGTCAAGATGCAAAGACAGTGGATCACATCCTGCCTATTAAAAAGCACCCAGATCAAGCTATGAATCCTGAGAACTTAATGAGCGCGAGCATGGCACATACCTGATAGTCCTCGATTGGGTACTGTAAGTATGCTGAGATGAGCATCGCTGCGTGTTGCATGTTATCTTCAGGTGAACCGTAGTCGTTGAGACCACGATCTTGGACGATGTCAGTAGCACTTTGTAAAATTTCTGCGTATTTCATTCCTGCCCCTTGATGCTGCGACCGCGGTGATAGCCATCGCGTACGCCCTTGTCATAAGCTGTGCGCTGTACATCAAAGATGACAATGGCAAAGCCTATAAAAATACCAATAATGCTGATAATAAACAGCTTGTCTAGATTGCTCATATTAGCCCTATCTGTTCGGGAGTTTCCCTTACAGACTTAGTGTGACATAACTGGCAGACAGATCAAGCACATTTAGATAACGAAACGGTAACGATTTAGACCTAAATTTAGACCTATCTGGCTCGACCGTAAGACTTTCCAGACACAATGAATGTCCCATCCTTTTCGATGTGGATTAAGTCCACTTGAACTTTGCTCTTATTGACATAGATGATGGCAAAGGCTTGCTGCCAATTGGCTACACCCTTGGTGTATGCAGCTTGCTTAAAGTCCATGAGATTGCCTACCTCTACACCATGTAGGACACGCCCTATACGCCCTCCAGAAGCCTCTGAGAAGGCTGAACGCCCTGCTCTGTGGGTATGACCTGAGATGACATTCTTTCCATGCCTACGAGCCGCTTCTAGGGCTGATAAGCCCCCCTGTGGCTTGATGGGTGTGTGGTCTCCATGTACTGCAATCCAGTTAGGTGCAATAGGCATAGGATTCTTATGAAAGGTAATCCCTAGCTCATCGAACTTCATGAACTTCTCAAAGCGAAGCTCTGGCAAAGCACCGAACGCTGGGACTTTAGCCATGATGATGTTGTATAGGCGATCTGTGTGATTGCTACGGATGCAATCTGTTACGCCTAACTCCCAGAGAAGCTGCACAGCCTCGTTACGATCATCATCTAGGGTCTGGGCATAGGAGCCCATGCGCCCTTCTTCCCACTTGCTGATCTGTGGAAGATCGATCTCATCACCAATGGTGACTACTTGATCTGGCTTGAACTTAGAGATGAAACTAGCAAGGTTACGGGTTGCAACCCTGTCATGGTATGGGACTTGTAAGTCCGAGACTACGACTATTCGCTTAATCGTCATCCTCGTCTTCATAATCGCCATACTTCTCAGGCTCTATCGGATCTGGCAAGATCCAATGAGGGTAAGCCTGTGGCTCTGTGATCATAAACATCGCAATATCTTCCTTGAACCCTGCTCTTTTAAGTGAACAGAAGTACTCATAAAGCCCAATGCAGTAAGCATCGAGCTTTGAGTAGCCTTGCTCCTCTAGAGCCTTGGTTGCTTTTCTTGCCATAGCACAATGCTACCTGTCAAGCAAGATGTTATAGATCTCATCGACTCGCGTGTTGAGTCTTTTGATCTCAGACAAAAGATGTGTAATGACATAGCCTGACAAACCACCAAGGATAGTAATCGTTGCTATGTAGAGGGTGAAGAAATCTGACTGTGTCACTTTTTAGGGCTCGCGTATCCGAACACACCAGCAAGTACAGCCCAGAGGATTGCTCTGTAATCTGCATCAAAGTTAGTTGCAGACCAAGCAGCAAGGAAGGCTCCAGCAGCTAGATAGATAGGGTGCTTTATGTTCTTCATTATTCTCCGCCTAACATAGATACTTGATAAAATTGACCCAGTAGGTCAGCTTCTTTCTTAAAGCTAAAGTGAGCGTGTTTGGTGTGCGGGTTGGAGCCTTTGTACTTTCTCCACTTCCATCCGAGGATAGGTGAGCAGATTCTTTTGTCAAAAATAATGTAACTAATGCGGGTCTCTTGCTTTGCTTTACAGGCTCTCCGAAGCTGATCAACAAGGTCTGGCATGATGTCTGGCTTTGATCCCTTGAATAAGTCACGATCCACATCAATGGCACGAACCCAACCTTGCTCATCTGGATTATGATCAGACTTGCGAGCAGCGTGTCGGGTATCACCGATCCAACCATCCGATGCGCGGTCACGATCTGGGAACGAGTCATCGATCTGCTCACGCAGTTGTATTGCTGCTTTGCTTAAACGCGGCTTCACAAGCTGAACACTCCCATCGCTTTAAATCATTGAGTAGCAACTCATCATGGTTGCATGTAGGCATGGGCGCAATAAAAGCATCATCGATTGGATCATAAAGATATCCAACTCCTGCAAAATTAAATCTTATCTTGCCGTTATAAGAAGTGCGGACACACTTTTGTCCTCGGTAATTTGCATACCATTCTTCGGGAATAAGATCTTCAATTAACTCTGTCTCATCTTTTCCAACAATAACTTCTATGACAATGTTATCTTCATTCAAGAATGCATAATGAGCCATTAGACAGTTACCGTTCCTGTTCCTGCTGTAAATGAGTAAATCTTATAACCGCCTGTAGTGGTTTTAGTAAAAGTCAATCCACCACCAATACTAGTTAGATCTGACTTAGTGTCTGGATAACGAATAATTACAATACCTGATCCGCCCGAACCAGCAGTCACATTTACCCAACCGCCACCGCCACCGCCACCAGTGTTTACAGTTCCAGAAGTTCCGTTAATTGTGTTACCAATACCACCAGTACCACCGCCGCCAGAGCCACCAACTCCAGGTGTTGGATCGCCTGATCCGCCTCCACCACCACCTCTAGTTATAGATGTGCCAGTAATTGACGAAGCCGTACCTGCGCCGCCGGCAGAGCCGGTTGAGCCGCTTGTACTGTTAGTAGCTGCTGCTGATGCACCGCCACCGCCCGGGCCACCTGCCGATCCGCCGCCGCTATTACCTCCAGCATTACCCTGACCAGCCGTACCTGCGCCGCCTATAAATGTACTAAGTCCACCAGCACCGCCGCCAGAGCCGCCAACACCGCCATTAAATGTGCCCGCGCCGGATGAACCTGCGCCATATCCCCCACCAATAGATGTGATAGATGAAAAAACGCTGCTATTACCTATTGTGCCATCCCCACCGAAACCCGAATAACCTGCTCCACCAGCACCAACTGTTACTGTGAAACTTGAAGTCAATGAAAATGAAGATGCTGCGCGATAACCTCCAGCACCGCCACCGCCACCTGCATAAACTCCACCTCCACCACCCCCGGCAATTACTAAATAATCAACAAGAGTAGGTGCTCCACCTCCAGCACCGCTGGAAGCAATAATACCAATTAGTGAATTGATCATTACGCAATGCCACCGACTACAGTCCAGTTATTTGCAGCCAACTTAATAGCAGCAGCAGACTTATAACGAGCCAATACTGGAGCAGCCGCTACTGCACCTGCACTTACTACAGTAGTTGTGCCAGATGTTACAGCTTGAATAGTAGTAATTCCTGCACCCTTTTGATATACGACTAAAGTTGTACCAATAGGAAAGTTATATGTCGCATCGGTAGGTATGCTGAACACGTTAGCTGCTGCATTGTCCATAGTAACAATAGCGTTAAGTCCGTCTGCCTTGACTGCTGTATAAGTAAGGCCTGTCTGTGCGTTGACTGTAAGACCTGCGAACGATGCATCAACAGAGTCACCTAGTGTTTCAATGGCAGTTGCGCCATTCTTAACTAAGTCAGATGAGGTCGGAACAGTCCAACCAAAGTTAGGGGTAGTAGTTGCCATTAGGTTAAAGCTCCTGTCGCATTTGTCCATTGAAGTATAGCATTTACATCAGACCAGACCAGAGTGGCTGGCAATACTGTTTCCCATTGTGTCGTTGATAGTGAGAAGTCTGTGGCTGAGATGTAGAGCGTGATGTCTACATAGGTAGGAGTAGCCTTCAGGGCTATGTTCTCCACAAAGCCATCGAACTGACCTCCGAGCATGTTGCTTGGTAGGTTAGTGATCAAGATAGGCTGACCAAAAAAGATGTTGATAAGGGTGTCAAGATCTGCACTAGGCAGGTCTGGGTTATCTAGGCGAAAGGTAATCGCCTCAAGTGAGCCTCTAGGATTTTTGCGTAGGTTTAACTCTCTGGAGGCGATCTCCGTGATGTCTGTGAGATCCTTGATGTTTGACTCAAAGGATCGCTGATACAAGCCGTAGGTGGCTACGGAGTCGGTATCAGAGGTACTGTAGGCAGAAGCGTATCCTGCTCCGTACTTATAAATAAGGCTGTTGCGGATGCGAGCTGTAGCAGTAATTGACCTAATAGTGCTAGGCGTTGCATAAGAGCCATTAATGTTTGTGAAGCCATTGGCTACTAGGTAGTTGCTGCGATGGTCTGCATCATCATAGGAGACCAAGCCATTCTTTTCCTCATGCATCTGACCAAGTGCGCTATTGGCAATTTGATCTACAAGGGTGTTGGACTTAGCCGTAGCCGATGCAGCAAGGTTGACCATGGTGTAAAAGCCTGAGTCAATAGTGCCGATGTAAGACTCTGCATCTGCCCATGTAGTAGTTGCTGGGTAGGTGTCCCATGTAAGGGTAGGAGTTACCTCAGCCCATGTAAGGTTAAGGACTTGATCTACAATGGCTGCGATCTGTGCGCCATCTAGACCTTCTGCAAGGGCTGTGTTATAGACAGACTTTGTAAGCTTTGCAAGGTAGCCAACGCCTAAGATCCTGCCGTAAGTAATGAAGCCTGACTCCTCTGGGCTCCGTACTCCTATGGAGAAGTCTGACACCTCGCCACCATAGACAACGACATAGTTTCCAGCACTGTCTTTAAGCTCTAGGGTGATCGTGTCTGTGACATCGATGGTAAAAGGTGTGCCGTCTGTGTTGATGATCTCTACTTGACAGTAACCTGCTGAGCATTGTCGATCAATATCTAAGCGACCAGAAGCAAGGGAAACAGAGGTGACAGTCGTATAGACATCATCACCTACTGTCACGCGCCATTCAGGTAGCCATGTCATTCTGCGTACAGCCCACCAATTAACACGCCGCGATTGGCTGCATCTTGTAGAAGCTTCTGGATCTCCTCAGCGATAGCGTTAGGATCTCCAATGCCTGTGTTTACAGTAATTTCTATAGGAGTGCTGCCAGCGGTTGAAGCTGCTGCACTTGCCTGACCTGCTGCTGCCTGTGCAGCTTGCGCCGCTGCTGCTTGCGCCGCTGCATCCGATGCAATCTTAGCTAAAGAGGCTGCTGTGTAATCGGTAGCACCTGTGAGCAGTGCAGCCTGTGCCGCCGCTGCTGCTGCCTCTGCTGCTTCTTTGTATGCTGCTGCTTCTTCTGCCAATCGACTCTGCAACGCTTCTAACTGTAATTTTGATTGAGCAGCAAGGGCTTCTGACTGTGCTTTAAGTTGAGCTTCTAAAGCTGCCTTCTGTTCTGCTGAACCTGCTGTGAGAAGTGCTAATTGTGCTGCTGCCGCATCCTGAGCTGACTTAATCTGTGCGGCTACTGCATCTTGCTGTGCTTTGCTTTGTGCAGCAATAGCATCTGCGGCTGATTTTCCAGCCGCGCTAAATG